CAAAATTCAGCCGTGTTATAACAATACATCTTGCCATTATTTTTCACGAACCATGCATAGTATCCAGGTTCGCTCCAATTGCCTCCCCAGTTAACCCAAAGAGCTGTTTGTCCACTACCGCCCTCACCATCGCCCATTCCAACCGAGAAGTGATTGCGTCCAGTTAGCCAACGTCCAGAACCTGAATCATGCGTACCGAGCTGGAAGCCACCAATCCATCCTTTGTAACCCTCTAAAACAGTTGAGCTAGTAATGACGGACTCGACTCTTGTCGCAAAAATACGTTTAGATGTCAGTTTGTCAATAAATGCTTCATTTGCAATCATTTTCCTAATAAACGCATCATCAAATCTCACTTTATCAGCCGTGACCGCTTCAGCGTCTAATATCGTAGTCGTGACCGAACCAGCTTCAAAATTGGCCGTTTTCAGTTTATCAACCATAGCTGACTTGATAACTGCATTATCAATTAAGGTATCGCCAGTGATGTGAGTCAGCTTACCAGTGATACGGTTGTGACCATTAGCACCCAGATTGATTCCAGAGATGATATCCCCAGCTGAGTTGATGTTCTGAACCGCCCACGAACCAGCCAGCTGACTTTGGACCGTGCGAACGGCTTCGTCTGTATCTTCGGGAGCTTCCTTGTAGTCTGTCGCGACAGAACCTCTTTCGAGTTGAACATCTGTCACATAGAGATTGATGGTCTTCCCTTTTTCTCCGTAAAGCATCAAGTTCAGATTCTCGACATCGTCCGATAAAGTAAACGTAAATGTGAAACGCTTATACTTCGATGTTATTTGTGTACTTGGGATGCTTTGCCACTCTTGTCCAGCGATGTTCTTGTTTTTGATATAGTGCAAGCCGATTTTTAAATTACTATTAGCACCGCCATCTTTTGAAACAAGAAGAGATACACTCACTTTCTCACCTCGAACACCATCAAATGCAAAAGATTGCTGAATCCCAAAATAATAAGCAACATCTTGAGAATCGTGATAAAAGTGTAGCCCTGGACGATTTCGATTAGCTAAAGAATGCTGGTAATTGAAATTCAAACCAAAATTAACAGATTGAAATTCAAGCCAGTTTTTTGAACCGTTCTTAAATTGACCATTTCTGATATAATTCCGGCCACCTTTTGCAGCCTTCGCAACTTCAACCTGGAACAGCTGATTTGTTAAGGCTATACGAGCGACCTTATCCTCAATCCCATTTTCAGTATTGCCCAGAATACGCTCATAAAGCTGACTGGTTTCTTTAACACGCTGGAAGTCCGTCTGATTAGCCTTACCAGCAATCAATGAAGTGATATCTGCGAACCTACCATCAACTGATTTTTTGTAGTTAGCAATCTGACTGGCAATCGAACCATTTTGTGGATTCGTGATAGATTCGAATTTGTTCTCAATAGCTCTTACAGTTTCCTGATAAGTCGCTTTGCCTACATAGTCCTTCGTTACCAGCTCACGAACAGCTGTCGCTTGACGAGCACTCTCTTCTCGAGTGTATATTCTCAATGCTTCTTGTCGCTGACTATCTTGACCAACATAGCTCTCGACTGCCATCATCTTAGCAGACAGACCTTCAGCAGTCTTCTCAAATTCAGATTTGGCAACGACCAGGTCCGTCTTACCATCCTCTGGAGCAGGACCCGCATCTATGCGAGTAGAACTTCTGGTTAATTCTACTTTACGAAAGGCTACATGGCCAATCTCGTTATAACCAAGAATAATTCGCCAGAAATCAAAATTTTCAGGCTTGGTCAATGCTGGTATAGTGACTTGATAAGTCTGCCAGCTAGACGTGAGGTTGAAATTGCCATACATGATTTCAGGATTGCCAGGTACTGTTCGATTGGCTCTTAAAGAGACCCAAACGCTTGGATTTCCAGAGTAACACATAGCTTGAAGCGAAAGTGTGTAAGTTTCGCCAATTTCTAAATCAAGGAGAGCTGTCGAATTCTTTTCAGACACTTTACTGCCTTCTTTTGAGAAAATCTGCATTTGTTTCCAAATTTTCGTTGTCCCCTTGACGTTGTACTCACCATTGATAATTTTCCAATCAACAGGACTATTGTCCCCTTGATAATATCTCCAAAGTCCTCTTGAAAAGTCGTAGTCTTCAGCATAGTTGCGACTACCGACCTTCATTTTGGCAAATGTCTGCGTGAGTCCATCGATGTCCTGTTTAACCTCTGATTTCGTCGCAAATCCGTTCATCTGGCCAGTCATTCGGCTAAGGACCTCTGTGGTCGTTCTGCGATATTCTGAAGCTTGATTAACTTCACTTGTGACCGTCTGTTTCAGAGCATCAAAATCACTCGATAGAGCTGTTTGAGCGCTCGTAGTCTGTGATTTAAACGCTTCAAGTCTAGCAATCGAATCCAGCCCAATCTGCTTGGCTTCCTGAGCAAGCAAGCTACTTGCGCCAGCATTTTTCAATGCTTCCTCAGCCTTACGCTTGGCTTCCTTTAATGGGCCGTTGTCAAAGCTGTCGAAGCGCTGATTGATAGTGTCAGACAGTTCTTGCTTGACTTCTTCCGCCTTGGCCTTGGCAAGTTCAATACCGTCAGTAATATCCTTCTCACGCTTGGCAAACTCAGCATCAAACGCACGGTCAGCGTTGGCGATCGCACGCTCCAGCATAATGTCAAATTGTGTTTCTTGCTTGTCCAATATTGCATTTGCTACTGCTGACAATCCGCCACCATTCCCCCCTGATTTCACTTTATCATCAAAGGTAATGGTCAGATAAGCACCCTGTCCATTGTTTGCTAAGCAGTCATATTCATAGGCAATTGCTTTCTTATAAACGTCCACATTGTGCTTATAACTTTTCAGGTTGACTATATCGCCCATGTGAACAGTTTGCCCATCAAGTTCATAGGCTTCAATCTTGATGGCATCTGTAGCCTTATCTATGTGTTCGTTAGTAAATTTAGCGCTAGCCCACTTTGTCAACTCATCAACGGTCTGAATGTTGTTATTTGTATAACTTCTTTCGTTGATGTAAGGGTAGGCACCAATTAAGGGACTATCAACCGTTATGGCAATCGTTGTATCTTCCTTGGCCCCCTCTGCCTTAAATGTAGACTTAGCATGGATCCGAGTAACAACATTTTGTGAGTTTTTGGTTCGTTGATAGGATTTAAGGTTTTTGTGGGTAGAGATGATAACACCTCTGTCCTCTCCTCGATTTCGCTTAATTGAGATAGAAAAATTATCCCGAACCATCTCTCCTTCCCATGTTCCCACAATTGAGTGAGCGCCATCCATTAACACGCTGTAGAGTGTTTCTACTTCTTTTGTGTTGATGGTTCTCCTGTCTGTGATATCACTGGTAAATGAAAAATCATTGATAGGAGACTTAGCAACTTGTACCAATTGAGAAAGAGCCTGCCAGCAACTCTGCTTGTTGACAGACAGAGGATTGATAGACCGCTGCATGACATCATCAGTGATATGATAAGCAGTGATTTCTAAATGATCATCATTCTCTACTGGCTTCTTGATGCGGAACAACTGAGGCCCAATCACAGGAGCTGGTGCCTTTATCAACATATCTTCACGGAAAAGCTGATAAATATCAGAGTCCGTGATAGGGTAGCGAACAGTAAGGATAAAATCCCCGTTCATTTGCTCTTTTATGATTGCTGTAGTCGCTTCATGCAGTGGAATACCGTTCCATTTAACGTTACGAGTATCACTTTCAAGTAAATAAAGCAATTATGCCCACCCCCAAACAGTTTCTATTTCAAGCGATTGAATACCTGGTCCCAAAACAACCCCAACATTCTTCACTTTCGCCGGATCAACTGTGATAAAATCCCCTGACCATTTCACTGGCTTCCCTGTTGTCGTTTTAAAGCTAGGATTGTCAGGATTATTAACCATCACAAGTGATTCAGTAAGTCGTTCAAGACGGATAACCTGACCAGCGATTGTAAATGAAGTCTCAGAAGCGCTCTGACCAACGATTGTGATTTTAGGAAATGCAAGAGCAGAACCTTGAACGATCAAAGCCCCACTTCTTGTCAATCTCTGTGTATCAGTGACTTTGAAGTGTTTGGTAGGGTGACAAGTGAAGGTTGCTTTGGTCATGTAAAGACCAGGTTGCACTTCTTCAAGGTCGCTCACATTGACCTTATAGCACCAAAGACGAGTTGTTTTGACTCGCTCACTCTCTAGCCAGAACTTTTCACGGATAAACAGACTCATAAATTGGTTCATCTGTTCTTCAGTAGGTTTGACCAAGTAAATCGTATAAGTTTTCTTGACCGGTTCCCTATGCTTGTTTGTCTGAACGATTGCTCCACTGATACCACCATGCTCCAAAAGAGCTGTCTTGCTCTCTCCTAAAGCAATTGAGGGAGAATCATGGACAATGACCTTAAAAGGAAAAGACGATGTTCTCACACCATCAATCACAAGCTCATTATGCTTTATCATGCAAATCCTCCTCTCAATTGTGTCTTACGTTGCAATTCGTCAGCAATCCTCTGCGCTACCTCATCAGCAATCCGAATGATGTCTGCTTCTTCTCTAACAGTGTTGCCTGTGATAGTGATATTGATTGTCGGTGAAGTTCCACCCATTGTCTGAGCAATACCTCGACCGATAGCACCAAGTGTTTTGTCATTGAGTGGTAACACTGCTTCATTACCAGCTTCACCGCCAACCATCATGTTATTTCCATTCATTCCAAAGATGGTTGGTTTTGTCATGATACCGCCTTTGGCATACCATTCAATTCCAATACTTGGAACACCTTGACTCAACCAATCTAATGGATTGGCTGAACCGCTAACAGAGAAGTGAGGTAGTGGGATATGTGGCCAACTAATGCTGAAGTTGAACAATCCTTTGATAGCTTCAATGGCTGAAGATACAGCATCTTTTGCACCATTGATAGCGCCTGAAATGGTACTCTTGATACCCTCCCAAACACTTGATACTGTATTTGATATGGCAGACAATATATTTCCTATCGTTGTGGAAATACCTTGCCATGCCGTTGAAATGATGCTTGAGATTGAAGAAATTACTGTTGAAACAATTGATTTAATCGCTTCCCAAACCACTGACATAGTATTTTTGATTGTCTCCCATGCTCCTGACCAATCTCCGTTAATCACTTGCATGATGGCAGTGATGATTCCTTGAATGACTGATATGGCAGTCTGCACAACTGTTTTAAGCACCTCCCAAACCATTGAGACGCTTGTTTGCATGTTTGTCCACATCGCTTCAAAATATGGAACCAGATATTCCATAGCAACTTGAATGATCGTAGTGATTATGTTAATAGTCGTACCAATTATTGCAGAGATAGTGTCCCAAACAATCCTAAAGATGCTTTCAATAAGTGCCTGGTTCTCGTCTATCCATTCAGTGATCCCGCCAAATACAGAAATAATAAAGTCTGAAACATTCTGAATTGCCGTGCTGATTACAGTTTGAATAGCTCCCCAAACCGTGTTGACAATCTCCATGATCCATGTATGATTAGATTCCCACCAAGCAATCATCCCTCCAAAAACATCCTGAATAACCTTATCAATACCAGTGATTGCCAAAGTTACCAAGTATGACATGATGTTCCAAACATAGCTAGCTGTTTTTAGAATATCTTCTTGATTAGTTTTCCACCAATTCGTTAAAATTCCCCAAACATCTTGAACAACTGTGCTTATCGCTTGAACTACTGTTAAGATAACCGTTGAGATAGCATTCCAGACTGTGCTAGCGATATTGTAAACCGTATCTTGATTTTTCTTCCACAAAACTAACAGGGCATTCCAAATCGTCTGAACGATTTCTAGTATAGAATGTATAGCTGATGAAATAGCGCTCCTGATACTCTCCCAAGTGTTAATTACAAAATTCTTAAAGGTCTCATTGTTTTCCCACAATTCCTTTAAACCGATAATCAGAAGTGTGATGACGGCTGCAACTCCCAAAACCGTTCCTATTACTGGAATAAATGCTCCAATAAGTCCAAGAACCGTTGTTTCCATTGCAACCGCTGCAACCTGTAAGGCTAGAAAAATTGGTAGCAAGGCCCCTACAACAGCTAAAATACCAACAAATACAATGATTGCTTGTTTAATTGGAGCTGATAAGTTGCTGAACCAAATTGCGACCTGATTTACAATTTTACCCAATGCTTGAAAGACTGGTATCAACATTTCAAGGATAGGTTGGCCAATTACAGCGAGTGCGTTGGTCCCTGATTGCTTCAGATTTCCCATCACGTTCTCAAGTCCGTCAGCTTCCCTCTGAGCCTGTCCAAGTGCTCCTGAAAGTTTATTCCCGTCTTCGACCATCTGAAGCAAAGTCAATTGTTTTTGCGCTTCGCTTAAGTCCTTAAATGATTTTCCATACAATTTATTTGCAGCGGCATTCCTAGTTGTCTCTGTCGCAGAGATACCAAGAGCTGCATCGTTTGCAAAGTTTCCTTTTAGGAAAGATTGTAGACTTTCCGATACGCTTTCAATAGACTTATCGTAAAAGGCTGCACCATCTGCTGCCGCTCTAGTTGCACGAGAAGTCAGGTCCAATGCTTGCGCAGTGTCTAGGCCTGAAGTTTTTGCAAATGAAGCCATCTGAGTGAATGAGCCTTGCAAGCGCTCAGGTACAATATCCATTTCTTGACCAATGGCATTCAGTGTTTCCCTTGCTTGAGCTTCCATGTCGCCAAAAACAGTTGTGAATTGTGCATTGCTCGCTTGAATCTGAGCTGCTGCTTCAATAGATGAAGCGCCTACTTCTAGGATTTTATGTGACAACTCTGCCAACTTCTCGCTCGTCTGCTGAAGTGCTTCTGCTCTGATAGTGTTTGACATTGCTGTCATGCCGTCTTGAGCATTATTAGCAGAGGATTTAGTTTGGTTCATCTCATTGTTGAGATGGTTTAATGCAGTCTTAGCTTGATTCAGTTCAGATTCCATTTTGTTGGCTTGTGTGGAATTTTCACCAAATTCTTTTTTGGTGAGCTCCAATTGTCGCTCTAAATTTGAAATCTGCTTATTGACAATATCAGACTGTGCACCAATCTTTTTCTGGGCAAGAGCATTTCTCTCAGCTTCACTAGCATTTGAACCCAAAGCGCTTTCTTGCAGTTTGAATGAGCTTGTTACTTTTTCCATCTCGGAAGCTAGTTGACTCTGTTCACTCTGTAAATTGTTTAGCTTACTGATATTGTTTTCTGTCGCTTGACCGTTCCCAGATAATGCCTGGTTCACACTTGCAAGCTTGCCCTCATATCCTTTTAGGACGTTTTGAGTGACTTCGACTTCACGTTGGAAAGCACGGTACTGGTCAGCACCAATATCACCATTTTTGAACTGCTGTTCTACCTGAGACTGAGCTTGTCTTAAAGTTTCCAGTTTCTCTTTGGTCGTCGAAACTTGCTTTTGTAAGACCTCTTGTTTCTGAGTCAGTAGCGTTACGTTCCCTGTATCAAATTTCAAGGCCTTGTCAATCTGTCTCAACTCCTGACTCGCATCAGTAGCAGCCTTATTGACATTTTTCAGCGCCTTCTGTAAAGGTTGCGTGTCGCCATCAATTTCAATTTTGATACCTTTGATATTTCCTGCCATATTTCCTCCTTTCTCAAAAAATAGAAAAGCGCTGAGATAGCTTCTACCACTGATAATGCAGTCAGACCAAGGAACTTGGTCTCAGAATCGCTCTCTCAGCACTCATTTTTTCTTTAAAAACTGTCAAAATCAGCTTGCGTAGCTTTCCGTTCGCCACCTTTACCCTCGCTCCGTAAATTCACATAATCTGTCTGATAATCCAGAGCCATTCCGATTGAGATGTGCTTTAGATCATCGATAGACAGACCAGTTTCTTTACAGCAGGATAGGTAGGACTCTACTGTGAAGATTTCTTCGCTAGCTGATTCTGATTCATCTGGTGCTTTTTTGTCGTCATGCTCGCATTCAGCATTTCCATCAGCACGGACCCAACTTCCTGAATCGGAAAGACTTCCATTTCCATGAAGAATTGTTCATAAGGCTTGATGTTAGGGTTTGCAGATTTAGCAAAGGTCCAAAAAAGACGGTTGAAAAAGGTCATGTCAAAGTCTGACAACATCGAAATATCAATATTAGTCGCTGTCAACTCCTTGTCGGTTTCCAGCTTGTTCAATTCATTCATGAATGATTGATTTTTCAACATCGAGAACAAATCTTGAAAATAATCTTTCCCAAATTGTTGCTTGTAGGCGATAGGAGTATAGCCATTAGTACCTAACTCATACTCCTGATCGCCAACTAAAACGATTTTACGCATAGATCTTCTCCTTAAGCTGCCACCGCAGTAGGTTCATACACTTTCTTGAACCAGTTGTCATAAATTTCTTTATTATCAGCTGATGTGATAGAACGTTTAACAACTGAATCCAGAGGACGAGGACTTGCCTTAAAGCCAAGTTCACGCTCGTTGACGTTTGTACCATTTTTGGTTTTTGAGCCATTGCCTGGACGGCTTGCTGAGCAGTAGTAAAGGACGTGACGTGTTTTATTCTTGTCACCTGAAAATTCAAACATCAAGGCAAATGATGTGAATTCTGCATCAGCTTTTTCAGTCAAAACACCCGTCTGAGCATCTTTGATTTCACCCAAAATCTTAGTCGCAAACATTTCAATAATGTGAGAGATTTTGAATTTCCCTTCATACCCTTCATTTGAGTTCATGAAGTGATAATCGATATCGTCTGCTTTGATTGGTGTTGATTCACCCTTTGGATCCAATGTTAATTCCATTGCACCAGGAAAACGGAAAATTTCATCATAAGCAATCACTCCATCAGCACCAATCGATTTAATTGGCGCAACGTGAACATTTTTTAAACCAAAGGTTACTTTATTTTCTTGAGTCATGTCATTCCTCCTTAATATAGATAGACCGTATAAGACTTGACATAGAGTCTTTCCGTCTCGATAAATGTTTCTTCTTGAACATCGAAAAAGAGCTCGTGGGTTGTCCACAGCTCTTCCAGACGTTCTTCCAAATCTTCATC